AAATCCTCTGGAATCCAGTACATTTGCTTGATATAGATGTTCGGATCATCACGGACGAAAAAAAGCATCGTAGCGCAGGTCAGGTCCGTTGTTTCGGACAAATCAAAACCACCTATTCCATACTTAGGCTTGAGAGCCTTCATGTCATAGGTGGTTTCATTGTTTAGCTGGTCAAACGTAAAGAATGCTTCCCCGCTGGTTTCGCGGATATTGAAGTCCTTGCACAGCAAGTTCTTGACCCTGAGCGCGTCATGCTGCGCCTGGTATACCTTCTGTGCCAGTGTCTGGGTATTCTTGATGCTCCCCAGTCCCGGGTTGGCTTTTGCCCAGCATGTAGGGTCTGTCCACTCTTCCCGCTTATCGAGTTCATAGACGATAGGTAGGATGGTTTCATCCTTATAGCCTGCCGGGTCATCATACCCGTTGATGATGCGTTCGCATTCATCATATTTCAGGTCGTAAATATTATCGCGGACCGTGCCAGCCGTCGTTGTAATGATACAGAGCGGCTGCTCACGGGCCGTCATGCCGTCGATGAGGACATCATACAGGTTCTTATCTTTCAAGGCGTGCAATTCATCAATCAATGCTCCATGCACGTTGAGACCGTCCAATTTATCACTGTCAGAGCCCAAAGGCTCAAACGTGCCCTCATTGAAGCGTGACCGGATGACGGATACACGCAGGT